GTGGCACGCTGGTTCAGGGCAGCGAAGGGGACGAAGAAAGAGCGCTCGGTCGTCTTGGCGACGCCGGACTTCTCAACCTCTTTCGACAGCTCACGCACCAGGCCGGCCTCGCGGCTCGACCAGTCGCCGGTCAGCATGGCGCGAATACCAGCGGTGATGCTGTAACCGGCGCGCTCTTCAGCGGCCATCTCAACAGGAGCCACGGTCTCAACCGGCTTAGCGCCCAGCTTGTCGAGCACAGCAGCGCGAGCCTCATCAAGGCCGCGGCCGCTTTCGATCAGCTGACGGCCAAGCTCGGCCATGCCGTGCTTCTCGGTCAGGGCAGTGATGCCAGCAATACGGGCGCGCTCAGCTTTGGCAGCCTCGGCAGCCGCTTCAGCCCGCACCGCCGTGAGATCGGGGGTGTTTTCCATTTGAACCTCGGGTTCGGTTTCGGGGGTTGGTGATGCGGCTGTGGCCGCAGGATCAGACTCGAGAGCCCGACCCATACCCACAGTGGGGTCTGCAGGTATGCTAACCACGCTGATCTCGTAGGGAGTCCAACTGGTAGCGACGAAATCACCGCTGCCGCGTTGTTCCATATCGTTGATCGCGTAGCCGAAGGACACATTCCGCAGAACGCCGTCCTTCACATCAGCCAGCACCTCCTGTGCAAAGGAGTTGCGGCTGAACTTCACGCTGGCATAGCCGCGCTTTTTCTCGCCGTCGATCCATGCGCGCTCGACCACGCCAATCACCTTGTTCGGGTCGTGGTTGAACAGCAGCGGCGCCGAGTCGTTGAGGCGGCCAAGGTCCACGCTGCGCTCGTCGTGCTGCAGCACCTCGTTGCCGAAGTACCGGGCCACCGGGAACTCGCTCGAGAACGGGAACTCAATGCTGCGCTCGTCTTCGCTGACCGCAAAATCGGTCACCTCAGCGCGCTTCAGCAGCTTTCCCTCTAGATCACGCGATAGGTCCATCAGTGGCCTCGTCGTCGTCGTTGTCTTCCACATTATCGGCAGGCGCTGCTTCTTCCTGCTCGACCGGTTCAGCTGCCTCCAGCTCGTGCTCAGGGTTGCTGTCGAAATACAGCTCAAGCTCGTCAGCGCGATCGACCTCTGACTTGCGCGCCAGCAGCAGCTCCTCGAGGTCGCCGCCTTGCTCGGCCACGACATCCGCCTGCGTCTTGAATCCGCAGCGCACCGCTTCCTTGTACGCCTCAACTTCCTTGGCCGGGTCCACCCACGCCCACCCGCGCGGCATCCACCGCACCATCCGGTAGCGCTCAGGGTCGGTCTCGTAGGCCGGCAGGTTCAGCGCACCGCTCAGCACCGCCATTTCCAGCCAGGCCTCGAACACCGGCCGGTGGAAGTTTTCGATCATGAAGTGCTGCAGCGCTTTCCAGTTTTCGCGATCCTCCAGCAGGCTCAGCCGGCTGCTGCTGTAGTTGGTTTGGCTGAAGTCGCGGCTGATCGTCTCGTAGCTGCAGCCCACACCGGCTGCCATCGCGCGCAGCATCGCCCGCATGAACGGCTCGAGCTGCCCGTCCGGCGCATCCAGCTGCGGCACAGTCACAGACTCGCCCGGCGCCAGGTACTTGAACACACCCGGCTCGAAGTTGCTCACCCGCTCGCCGTCGAGCACCTCATCGCCGACCAGCTCGCCCTCAGGGCTGGTGATGAACCCCATCAGCGCGCTGCTTGCCCGTGCGCGCACCACCTCCGCCTGCTCGTAGCCGGCCACCATGTGCAGCCGCTGGATCGCGCTGGCCAGCATCGGCACGCCGCGCGTCTGGCCCGGCCTGTCCATCAGGTACAGGTGCAGCACATCATCAGCTGCCACGAACCGGTGCCGCGGCGCACCCACAGGCGTGCCACCCACGCCGCTGTCGCCGGGGTGCTTGGTCAGGAACGCATAGCGAACAGGCCGGCCCCAGCGGTTTAGCTCGACGCCCATCCGCCACTCGTTGCCCTCGACCGTGCTGCCGCCTGTGTACGTGTCATCGAGCAGATCGCTCTCGACGATCTCCAGCGCAAACGGCACTTTGCTGCGGCCGAACGGCTGCCGCACCATCCGCACGAACACCTCGCCGCTCTCAGCCATCGAGCCGACCAGCAGCCGCTCCATGTCCGTGAAGCTCAGCCGGCCAGCCGTGTGGCAGCTGTCCTTACGGCCCCACACCGCCCACGCGCTCTCGATCGCATCGTTCACCGCCTGATCCAGCCGGCCACCGCCGCGCTGCATCCGCACCTGCGCCTGCATCCTGATGCCGGTGCCGATCACGTTGTTCTTGACCGCACGGATCGCCTGCCGCGCGTAGTCGTTGTCGCGCACCAGCTGGCGGCTGCGGTTCCGCAACCGCTGCAGGCTGCCCTTGATCTCAGCATCAGCGCTGGTGCCAGATGTCACCCAGTCGCTGGTCAGCCGGCTAACCTTGGCGCCCTCATACATGCGCCGCCGTGGTGCCGGCAGCGTCGCCGGTGTCCGACGGAACAGCTCGCGCAGTGCAGTACGAACGCCCATCAGAACCTCACGAACAAGTTGTGAGGGTTGCCTAGGCCGTTAGCGATCAGTGCCGCTTTCTGCTCACGCTTCACCTCAGTCTTAAGGCTACTTTCCAGCGTCAACAGATCAGTCATTTCCATTTTCTTCAGGCGGCGGTTGCCGATGCTGTACTCAGCAACAGCACCGCCAGACACGATCGCGCGGATCGCAGCCTGCACGGCGTCGAGATCTTTCTGCGCCTGCGTGCGGCCATCAAACGCGCTCGGCTGGCCCGTGTAGTCCAACCCAGCCAGCACCGTCAGCTGGCCCGCGCCGATGGTTGTGACAGCACCGCCCACCGTGGCAGTTGCCACCGCTTGCCAGTACCACTCCCCGGCCACGAACCCGTCGGTCGTCGCCTTCGCGATCGTAAACGTCCACCCCGTGCCAGCAGGCGTGCCAGCCACCGTCACACCCGCTACCGTCGCGCCCTGGTGGTTGTGGTTGGTGCGCAGGTAGTAAGTCAGCCCGTGGTTGCTGCCGTCGATCGGCCGGCCCAGGTTGTCACGCGTCGCCTCATCCCGCCACGTCACCGTGTCGCCGGCTCTGATCTGGGCAGGGATGTTCACGGCCTCACCAGTTCGTGGCAAATCCAGGCGCTTTGCCTTTGCTCGATCTTAGCTGCGGCTTTGGTGTGCCATCAGCTGCGTTCTGCAGCCTTGTTTCCAGCTGGTCCCACATTGTTCGCCGGTCGTACCGCTGGTAAAGCCGATGTACCGCCGCGTATGCGTAGACCAGACAATCCAGCGCCTCGTTGCGCGCGCTTGGTTTCTTCACCCACTCGCGCACCGGGAAGCCCTTCACGTATCGCAGCGCCTGCTTCTCAGCCGTCAGCTGCTCGAAATACTCAGCCCCCGTCTGCGCATGGAAGTGCAGATAACCCGGCCCCGGCTCGTTGTGCTTCAACCGTCCGAACAGCGTCGTCTTGATCGTGTCGCCACCCACCGGCCACACCATCGCGCCGCGCTTCAGCGTCTGGCCCTTTGCGTTGATGTCCACCTTGCCCGGCTTGCCGATCGGTGCTTTGCCCCGCTGGCTTTGGCCCTTGATCGCGATCACGCCCTGCGCCTGCCGCTCGCGCGCGTACTGGTAAACCTCCGCTGTCGCGTGGCCGCCAGAGTCCACCGCCACCACATCAGCCCGCAGCTTTGCCCCGCTGCTGTGTTCCCACTCGTGCAGCACCAGCACATCCAGCTGCTTCCAGACCTCCGGCCGACACGGGTCGCCGAAGATCTCCTGATGGTCCACCAGCCAGCCCTCCTCATCGCGGCCCCACGCCCACACGCTCACCGCCAGCCGGTCGCCCGCTGATCCGCCGCCGCCTTGCACGTCCACGCCGATCGTCATCAGCACCGCACCATCCGGCAGCCGGCCCGGCCCATACGCCTCACACCGCTGCAGCAGCGCGTCGGCGCTCACCTTGCTGGCGAAGTCTTCCTCCCACGTCTCCGCCAGCCGCGTGTTCACGAACGACTTGAGCATCGGCGCGTCAGCCTTCGCCCGCAGGAAGTCGTCCACCATGTCGGCCCAGCTCAGCCAGCCAAGCGGCGAATACAGCCCCGACAGCTGAAAGCCTGCCGTCTTGCCATCGCTCGGCGCCGTTGCGCGCCACTCGCCCTGCCGCAGCAGCGCCGGCTTGTGGATCTCAGCAAACCGCGCGCGGCAGTGCTCACACTCGTAGACCGCCGTCGCTGGGTCGTTCTTTTCCCACTTCAGCTGCGGCCACTTGAGCCACTGCATCTCACCGCAACTCGGGCACGGCACGAAATACCGCCGCTGATCGCTGCGCAGATACTCCGCCTCGATCCGGCTGAAGTCCTTCACCGTTGGCGTGCTGGTGAGCAAAATCTTGCGCCGCGCGAACGTCGTCGCCCGCTTCTCCGCCAAGCTCACCGGGTCACCTTCGCCATCCACGTCAGACGGGAACGCGTCGATCTCGTCCATGAAGATGTAGCGGCACGGCGTTGAGCGCAGGCCCGTCGCGCTGTTCGCACCAGTGAGCAGCATCATTCCGCCGGGGAACTCCTTCGCGAACATCGTGTTGCCGGAGTCCCGCGCCCTTGCCGGTGCGATGCGCTCGGCCAGTGCTGGTGTCTCGGTTATTAAAGATTCAAGCCGTTGCTTTGATAAGCGCTTTGCCATTTCAACGGTCGGCTGCACCAGCAACATCGGGCCCGGCGCGTGCGCGATCACGTACCCCAGCCAGTTGCTGCCGCTCTCGGTCTTGCCCGTCTGCGCAGCAAACATCATCACCACCCGCTGCACGTTGCTGGTGGTGCTTAAGCAATCCATGGGCTCGCGCAGGTACGGCGTCCGGTTCGTGCGCCACGGCCCAGGTTCCGCGCTCGCTTTGCTGCTCAGCCTTCGGTGCGCATCAGCCCAGGCGCTCACCGTCAGCGGTGGCTCAGGCCGCAGGCCGTCCATGAACGCGCCACGCCACACGCTCATCGCTCCACCTCCACCAGCGACAGCAGCGCGTCACGGTGCTCGCTGGTCAGCAGCTCATGGATCACCGCCGGGTCCGTCTCACCAGCCAGTTGGTGGCTCAGCCGGTCGGCCAGGTTGGCCAGCGCCTCACGAATGCTGCGGCCCACCTGAAACGCGTCCTTCTTCACCTCCTCAGCAGGCACCAGCTCGCGCCGCTGCTGCGCCACCTGCAGCTTTGCCAGCTCGGCCTGGTAGTGCTCGCGTCTCGCGCGACTCTCATTGAGATCCGGGATTGCATCATCCGGCAGCGCGTCGATCCGCTGCCGCAGCTCACGCGGGCTCGCCGGCAGCGGCGCCTCCACAGCATCCGGCAGGCTCACCTTCGCGTTGTGCGTCGCCTTCGTGTTCTTGCGCCACAACTCCAGCGCCAGGTCACGGTCGAGCCACCGCTTGCCGTCCTTCTCAACGACAGCCGCTCCAATCCGTGATCTGATCGCTGAAGTGACCGCCGCCTTAGAACATCCCTTGATGGCGGCAAACTCGGAAAACGTGACGAGCACTAAGGTTTTCGGCTCTAATGTTTGTTAACTCAGCCTAGTTAACCGCTTAACTGTTGGGGAGACTATGCCCGTTTGTCTCACTCTGAGACCCGTTTGGTACCGTTGAGCGCTGACGCTAGCCGTTCCGCGAGGTCGCGAAACAC